ATCTCAATCCTTATTTGCCTTTTTACTATGCTTTATGTATATACCCATACAGAAAGAAAAGTTGTTTATCCATGCGATCTAGCTGAAATTAGCCCAGATATTCCTCTACAAGTAAAACAAGAATGTAGAAAGCTAAAGCGTGGCAACTAAGGCAGAAAAGAAACATTTTGACAATTTAGCCAGGTTCGGCTGCATATTATGTTTTTACATAGGATATGGGGAAGGCACTCCAGCAGAAATTCACCATATACGCAGAGCAGGAAAGCGCAGCAATGCTTTTGTAATACCTCTTTGTCCTATTCACCATAGAGGAAATGCAGGAATACATGGATTAGGGCGCAGAGCCTTTGAAGATTATTACAAGGTAACTGAGGAACAATTACTAGAAATAGTGAATGAAGCAGTCAACTACAAATGGGAAAATGTCGAAGGTGGATATATCTCTCATAGAATCCAATAAGCATAACGATTTACCTTTTAAGCTGTCCCATGATAATATCCAATCTTCAGGTAGGGGTATGACTGTCCTCATATTTCCAATATATCCCAAAAAGGTATACCTACCTGATACTGGATAACTATGAAGAAAGCAACTAAACAACCCACAGGTAGACCATCTGATTACTCAGAGGATTTTGCCGATCTCATTTGCTCAAAGATAGCGAATGGACAGGGATTGGTCAAAATTTGCAAAGAAGAAGGGATGCCAGCCAGATCAACAGTTATGCTTTGGTTGTTTAAACATAAAGAGTTTTCGGACAAATACGCACAGGCGAGAGAGTCCCAGGCAGATTACTACTTTGAAGAAATGCTGGAAATTGCTGATGGTGATGAAGGCGATATGCTCCTGGACAAAGATGGCAATCCCACAGGAAAAGTAAACCATGAGAATATCAACCGCAGTAGATTAAGGGTTGATACTAGGAAATGGATCGTAGCTAGACTTGCGCCTAAAAAATATGGCGATAAGATAGACTTTGATCCACAGGACAATAATTGGACAGTTAATGGCATCCCAGTTAAAACCAGGTAGAGAACCCATAGAATTACCCCCTTTGCACCAGGGACAACAAGAAGCGTTTAACGCTGCTACCAGATTTTTTGCTATTCGCTGCGGTAGGCGATGGGGTAAAACTGCCATGATGCAAAATATTGCTTGTGCTGGCGCAGCCCAGGGCGAGAAAATTGGCTGGTTTGCTCCAGATTACAAAATTCAGTCAGAAGCCTTCAGAGAGATTACCGATCTATTAGCCCCAATGATCAAATCATCATCCAAGATTGATGGGATCATTACCACTCATACAGGGGGTCGCATAGACTTCTGGACTCTGGAAAATGACAGAGCAGGGCGATCCAGAAAATACCATAAAGTGTTTATTGATGAAGCAGCCTTTACTAAGCCTAATATGCCAAAGGTCTGGACTACTGCAATCAAGCCAGCATTACTGGATTACCAGGGCGAATGTATTGTAGCTTCCACGCCCAATGGGGTTGATGGGGATAATTTTTTTTGGCAGGTATGCAATCAGCCTGAACATGGATTTACTGAGTATCACGCCCCAACCTTTACAAATCCATTCCTTCCAGTAGAAGAACTTGAAAAGCTGGAAAGAGAAAATCATCCAATGGTATTCAAACAAGAGTACCTGGCTGAATTCGTGGATTGGTCAGGGGAAGCCTTTTTTAGCGTGGATAAACTATTGGTAGATGGCAAACCAATTGCCTATCCCACTAAGTGCGATGGTATTTACGCTGTAATAGATACTGCGGTCAAGGGCGGTAAAGAAAATGATGGAACTGCAATTGTGTATGTGGCAGTTGATCGCTTTACTGCAAATCCCTATAAGTTGATAGTCCTAGATTGGGACATCATACAAATTGATGGCGCAATGCTAGAAAACTGGATGCCTAGCGTATTTGCCAGATTGGAAGAACTAGCCAGGTTGACCAATGCTAGGGCTGGAGTTGTTGGAACATTTATTGAAGATGCTGCTGCTGGTTCGATTCTCATACAACAGGGTAAAGCAAGAGGATGGAACACTCACGCAATTGACTCTGGTTTAACTTCAGTTGGTAAAGATGAAAGAGCCATTTCTGTATCAGGATACTTTCACCAAGGTATGATAAAAATCACAGATTATGCTTTTGATAAAACTATGACATTCAAAAATGCCAGTAGAAATCATTTTTTAACTCAAGTAACTGGTTTTCGCATAGGCGATAAAGATGCTTATAAAAGAGCAGATGACTTGTTAGATGCTTTCGTTTATAGTTTAGCTATTGGAGTTGGTGATAAATATGGCTATTAAGGAAGAACTATGTCAGATGTGATGATAAATAATACATATCTAGGCGGTGAATTAATGAACCTGCTTAGTTCTGAAAATATCCAACCAGGATCACAGGCAGGGTATGAACTTTGCAAGCTGATCTGGGAATATCATCCATTGGGCGGTAAGCTAGTAGAAAAGCCAGTAAGATTGGCGTTATCAAAGCCAAGAGTTCTTACAATTGATGCACAACCAAAAGAAATGTTAGTTGAAGCATTTCAAAAAGAATGGGACAGATTAGGTGCTACCAATCATATTCGTGATGTTATGTTTATTAATCGTACCTATGGTGCTGCTGGGATTGTTGTTGGGGCTGATCAGATTCCTACTACAACTCCCATTGATCCTTGGCTTCTTCCTGATCTTAATCTATATTTTAACCAGTTAGACCCACTTAATATGGCTGGTTCGATTGTTACGAATCAGAATCCAAATGCACCTGATTTTCAGAAACCTCTTGCATATACTACTGCTGCTGGGCAGCCTTATCATCCTAGTCGTGCTGTTGTTGTATTCAATGGAACTCCTATATACCTGTCTTATCAATCTAGTGGTTTCGGCTATACAGGGCGAAGTGTTTTCCAAAGGGCTTTATATCCCTTAAAATCGTTTGTTCAATCCATGATTACTGATGACCTGGTTACATTCAAATCAGGTCTGATCATTGCCAAGCAAAAACCTGCTGGATCAATTGTTAACCGATTAATGCAAACTGCTGCTGGTATCAAGCGCACCTACTTGCAGGAAGGCGGTACTGGAAATGTACTATCCATTGATATTGACGAAGAAATTAATTCGATTGATTTAAACAATACTGCTACATCTATGACAACTGCCAGGGACAATATCATTGCGAATATTGCAGCAGCTTCCGATGTTCCAGCAATCCTATTAAAAGATGAAGCATTTACCCAGGGCTTTGGTGAAGGTACTGAAGATGCAAAAGCCATTGTGCAATATGTCGAAGGCATCCGCACAGATATGGATTCATTGTTTAGATGGTTCGATAAGATCGTGCAGCATAGAGCCTGGAATCGTGAATTCTTTGAAGCGGTCAAAAAAGCCTATCCAGAGATTTACCGCAAAATGACTTATGAGCAAGCCTTCTACAAATGGCAGAAGAACTTTAAAGCTGATTGGGAATCCCTCATGGAAGAACCAGAAAGCGAAAAAGTTAAAGTTGCTGAGATTAAACTCAAGGGCATTACTGAAATCCTTAGAACTGTATTGCCTGTATCTGATGGTCAGAATCGTGGTATCGCTATTCAATGGGCGCAGGACAATATCAATGAAATGCCAGATATGTTCCAAAGCACCTTGCAATTGGATATTGAAGGTATCGCAGATTTTGAGCCACCTGTTGAAGCAATGCCAACTGAAAAAATGCCAAGGGCTGATGGGGGGTATTGGGCTAACCCCAACCCAAAGGCTGATGCGGATTTCAAAGAAACTGATCATCCCAGGGACAATGATGGGAAATTTACATCTGGTGGCGGTGGATCAAGCAGCAGTTCTGATTTACCCCCACATCTTCAGTCATTAGTAAAGAAAATCAATGGTGGTTATAAATCAGGTGAAACCAAAGTTACTGAGGTAAACATTCCTGGTTACAGTCCATCTGAGCCTGATAAAAAAGAAAACAATGATATTGAGCCTTACGATAAAACAACTGCCAAAGAAGAAACAGTAACGATTACTAAGCCTAATGGCAAAGAAGTTGTACAAACCAAGGCATCTGTAGTTAATTCATTAAAGCCAACCAAAGAATTAAGTAATGGTGGCTACATGGATAGCAACAATTTTGAACACTCACCTAATCTCACGCCCCAGGAAAGAAAGATAGAAAACAATTTCTATTATCAAATCCTTACCAATGAAGATAAGCTGATTGAGCAATACCATACCGATTTTGGAAATAAGATTGATCCAGATGATGTCAAGCGATTAGACCCAGAATTCCGCAAAGATGCAGCCCTGGCTGCTGCGGTTCATGAACCTAGTTCTTATCTATCCAAAGTAATCTGGAATAAAGCCTTATCTAAAAAGAACGAGCAAAACGACACTAGCCCAGTAATGTTTACTGCTGGTGGTAGCGGATCAGGTAAATCAGAAGCAATGGGATTGGCTAAAAGGGAATTGGGTCTAAAAGAAGATTCATTAACCTTTGATTCTGTCCTGGGAGATTTTGATAAATCCACTAAAAAGATTCAGGAAGCCTTGGATGGTCAAAAGGGTAATATTGACATTGTATATACCAATGCGCCATTAGAACTAGCTACACAATTAAACCTCAAGCGTGATCGTACAGTTCGATTAGATGTATTAGTTGATGCTCATATCAAAGCATCTGAAAACATTAAGAAGTTGGCTAAACACTATGAAGGTAATGAAAGAATCAATATCAGCGTAGTTAACAATACTGGTGATCCACCTGATTTGGCAGTTGGTAGATTGAGTGATGTTTACACTTATAGAGATCGTGAAGCAATTAAAAAGAGATTAATCAAACACGCTAAACAATTGGTCAAAGAAGGCAAAATTCCTGATGGTGAACGCAAGTTAAAAATGTTATTAGCATAAAAGCCCCAAAGGGCTTTTTGCTAGTACCGATTGCGTAACAACCGCTTTGCTGCTGCCAGGCGATAGTTATCTTCTGAAGTATTTAACCCTGGAAGAATTGACAAGGCACGAACCATATTCTTTAAAGCCACCTTGTCAGAATTGCCAGCGATACGCAGATCAGAATATTTGGCAGGATTATTCTTTTTTAAATCTTCATAGTAAGTAGACATTTTATTTCCTTTCGTTATTTATCTTGGTACATCCGCTACTAAATTACCTTCCATTACTTCACACAGAACAGCCTTGGCACGATTCAAAGTTTGCCTGGCTCTCTCATTAGAACCCATTTGTAATTCTTCCTGGGCATCACTCATTAAACCCATTACCACCATATTTGCACCACTCAAGCGATAAGTAATTGATTCTCTGATCTGGGCAATGAATTCATTAATATCACAGCCATAACATTGGAGATCGAATTCTGAAATCATGCTGCACCCCCTTCGAAAATATTTGCTGGAACAAAACCAACAAAGCAATTAAGCAAACTATCAATTTCATTTTGAACATCTGCATACTGAACCATACCATCTACTTTTTGCAAAAGTTCAACTAACAAAATGGCTTCTTGACGATTAATTTCGATAATCATGCTGCACCCCCAATCAAGACACCATAGTTACGATCCATTCCAGCCATAATACGAGCAGCACGAACTTTACCAAAGACACGCTGCAAGAAAGCGATTGGCTCACCAGGGATAACTGCCCTGCTGCCAAATCCACGAACCACCAAAACTGCTTCCATGATTGACTCCTTAAAAGATGATTAATAATTACTACAAC